GCACTGGCCTATCAATGAGTCCTCATAATGGCCTATCAGCTACACCAGCAAGACTGTATCTCCTGGATGCAATCACAGCCGGCAGAGTCTGTAGATATTGTGGTCACCAGCCCACCCTACAACTTTGACATGCCCTATGGCACATACCGAGACGATATTACAGACTACAGATCCTGGACTGCTGCCTGGATTCGTGAAGTAGGTCGCATACTCAAACACACTGGTAGATTCTGCATCAATATACAGCCCAGGTTCAGCCACAAAGAACCCTATCACCATTGGGTTCATTATGCTGCTGAATCAGCAGAATTATTATGGTATGGTGAACGCATATGGCAAAAGAATAGTATATCTAACTATCGCGGGGCAGCAGGATCAATGGGTATACCCAGCAAGATCTATCTATGGTATTCAACTGAATATGTTCAGTTCTTTGCCAAAGGTGATGTGTATAGGCCAACCAAAAGAGAAGATAGTCTGATTACAATAGAAGAACAAGTGGATTATGCTCGTCATCATATCTGGTCAATAGCCCCAGCAAGACAAAAAGATCATCCTGCACAGATGCCTGCTGAACTGGCTCGTCGCTGTCTCAAACTGTTTGCAAGAAAGGGCGATGTTGTTTATGATCCTTTTGCTGGTGCTGGCACTACCATGCTGGTAGCACAACAACTGGGCCTGGACAGTGTAGGTACAGAAATAGATCCTACCTATTGTCAATTGATACATGACAGGATGAGCCATGCTTGATCCTGGCGTGCTCATGCGGCGTGCTGTGCGTTGGACATGTGATCAGCATGGACTCAAGCCTGACAGCCTGAGCCTGTTGGATCACGCCACACAAGAACAGTTTAGAGATTTGAGTCTTGCTGTGGCAGAAGACATGCAGTTCAACCAGCTCAAATACTTTAGACCATTTGAACATCAGTTGAATTTTTTCAACACCATTTCCACACGCCGAGGCATCCTGGCAGCCAACCGAATTGGCAAAACAGTATCAACCTGCTATGAAACTGCCATGCATCTTACAGGGCAATATCCTGCTTGGTGGACCGGACACCGCTTCACCAAACCCATCACTTGCATGGTAGCAGGAGAAGGATGGAGTCAGGTTGCCCTGGTCCTGCAGAATGAACTCCTGGGTGCTCCAGATGTCAAACAGTCAGACAACCTGGGCACAGGTGCTGTTCCCAGATCAGCCATACACCGTGACACCATGCGGTCGGATGGTGCCAACTGTATAGGCGTTGAGATTGCTCATGTGAGTGGTGGCAAATCATACCTGTTGTTTGCCAACTACACACAAGAGGTCAGACAACTACAGGGTTTCAAATTGGACCTGGCAGTGTTTGACGAGCAGCCACCAGATGATTTCTTTTCAGAAATAGTCACTAGAACTGCAACCACACAAGGCATGATCCTGTGCTCGTTCACACCACTCAAAGGACTCAATGGCTTGGTATCAAAATTTTGGAATAAAGAAGAAGGCTACGATTACATTCGTGTGTCTTGGGATGATGTGCCTGAATACGACTTATGGTCGGAACCTTTCCTACTCAACTCAACCCGACAGCAGTTGGAACGCGACTACCTGCCGCACGAACGCGAGGCCAGGATGCAGGGTCGTCCCATCATGGGCAAGGGTGCTGTGTTTCAAATTCGCAACTGGCCAACCTATAAGAGCGGTGATTATATCTTTGCAGAAATGCGCAACATACAGCGTGTGATTGCCTTGGACTTGGGCCTGGTCAATGACAAAACTGTGATCAGTTTGATGTACTGGGATCCATACGAACGGTCTGCCTGGCTGCATAAACAAATAGTGGTTCAAGGAGTGGAAGAAGCTGTGCCCACACAGTACATCAATCATCTCTTACGCCCAGAAGTATACGGCACTCCCATTGTGTTGCCTGCTGATGCCAACACACAAGGCCGTTACACTATGAGTACCACTTCAATCAGAGAACTGTTTGAACAGTACGAACTGAATGTGCATGAACGAGCCATCATGAACCCACCAGATCCACAAGGGCGTGTGACCAATCATAAATCATACGGCATCAACCAAATGCGACAGATGCTGGAAGTGGGATCACTCATGGTAAATGAGAATTGTGTGGACTTCTTGCGTGAAGCACAAAACTACTTTGTGGATCAGCAGGGCCGATTCTCAGACCCAGATGACTGTATTGACTCATGCCGTTATGCTATACTAGCATGTTTACAAGGCATTGCTGAACCCTGGGACAACAAGACACCACAACAGCGCATGGCAGCACAACGCGACAGATATGTTCAGCGTGATGACTCATCCCGACCCAGCTGGAAACGCAGTTATGATCCACAAGGATAATACATGAAAACACTTAGAGAAATTTACACGAACCTGGTTAACACTCACGCAGCCAACACACCAGGTGAAATGGTCACTACATTCAGTGACAAAGGCTCCATGCATTCATACATTGACTATTACGAACGGCATTTTGCACCCCACCGTGAGCATGCGTCAGTGCTGGAAATTGGTGTGATGACTGGCGGCAGTCTGCTGTTGTGGCAAGAGTATTTTGATACAGTGTGGCTCACAGGCATTGACCTGCGCGAGGGCTTCAATTCTGAACTGCCATTTCAGTCAGAAATTGTTGCGAGATTCCACTGGGGTGTGGACTCAACAGATTCAGCTCAAGTGCCTGACCTGCCTGAATATCAGTTTGTGATAGACGACGGAGCACATGATGCTGCCAGTCAGATTGCCACATTTAAAAACTACTGGCAGTTTGTGGCACCAGGAGGCACATACTTTATAGAAGACATTGAAAACGACAGCAGTCTGCAGACTATTACCCAGTTCTTGCTGGGCTGGCAAAAATTTCATCCACACACCACAGACTACTATCGTGGACATGCACACAGACAGGATGATAGAATACTAGCCATCACAAAGGAAATCAAATGAAAAATTATGTAGTATGGACCAATTGCAAAATTACAGAAACCCAACCTCAACACGGCATTGAACCAGCAGGCGCACCTGGCGTGCAAGACAGTTATGATCAGATGTTTCGCTACAGCTTGCTGTCAGCAGAACGCAACCTGCGTGGACGCTGGGAGCCAGTGGTGTTTGATGGCGTGTTTCAGGATCGTGTGAGCATGTTTCAAGCCAACTGGCGCAGGCTGAGTGATCTCTGGCACTCAGAACCCTGCAACATTCTTTATCTAGACTCTGACACTGTGATAGTGAAACCTGTGGAAATATTTGGTCGCTGGCCCGAATACCGACTGTTCAATTGGACCACGCCACCACGCACTGAAAAATTCCCCAACTACTTCAATGCTGCTGTGAGATATCATCCTGCACACATGAGCGAATCAGTATGGCAAATAGGTGAACAAATGGCACAAAACTGGGATCTGTCAATCTGGGATCAGGAACAGATCATATTCAACGAAATGTTTTGGTCACAGGGTTTGACCTGGGAAGATGCACATCACCCTGAGCTGAACTGGCAAGCTGAATCAGGCAGACGCTTGCCAGACCTGGGTGAACACGGGCCATTCAATAACCTGCCGATCAGTCAGGCTCGCATCATTCACTATCACGGTTCACGCAGTCATCACCGTGGTGAGTACCTGGCACAGATGCTGTGTTCTGCGGCAGGCATAATCCCATGACAATAGAACTAGAACCAGCACGCTATGTGATTGCCATTGGAGACCGTGCCACAGTAGTGTGTGACCCACATCGAATAGCATTTGAATACACACTTAGAAGCATGCATGCTGACCATGCAGTGTATGAAATGGATCCAGAAGAAGAACCGATTGTGTGCCAGGTATGTCACTTGGCCTATGTCACGAGTGGCGAACAAAAGACCATACAATAACCACAAAACAACCCAGCCGCTAAATAACACACATAAGGAAAACCCACCGTGCTGGATATAAAAAACATACCTGTTGATGACATCAACCAGAATCGACCACAAAATGCCCGCTTTGTGCGTATGAAAAACCAGATGGATGTGAAGATGGCTTCATATCTACGCTACCTGGGCACAAAGAACGCAGTAAATCGTGCGTCAGACTATCACTACTTGTGCCTGGCAGTTACAGACTCCACAGCACCAGTAAACGGCATAGATTATATTCACCCATCAGTAAAGCCTGTGGTAGACTATGCCACTGCTGTGGTCACCAAGGGCCTGGTGCCCAATGGCGAAATCAACTTTGAGTTTGTGGCTGATTCTGAAGATGATGAACACGCAGCTCGACAGGCCACAGAAATGGTCAGTCATGTGGTGAATGAAATGAATGACCCACACTTTATATTAGAGCGTTGGGTTATGGATTCAGCCATGCACAAAAATGGCATGATGATGATCATGCCTGTGCGTGAACAGATTGTGAGATATGTGGAAACACAAGGCACAGCTGATCAGCTCCGGGCCTTTGAACAACAAGCAGCAGATTCAGGACTCACAGCACTGCGTCAGAGTCGCCGCCGCGCCTCAGTGGACATGGCAAAGGTTGCTGAAGAAGTGCAACAGCTGATGGGCGACCACACACAAGAACAAATGCAAGCTGAAATTGACATGCAGTTGGAAATGATGGTGGATGAAGACGCAGACATGCAGCAACAACAAGCAGAATTGTCAGCAAGTGCTGTGGAAGATCAACAAAGCATCTTAAACACAGCCATTGCACGCCACACCAGTTACACTGCCAAATACAAGCTCACAGGCTACAACATACAAGTGAGATTTCACCCCATTGCACAGCACTACTGGATTTGTGATCCCACTGTGCCTGAAATGAAAGATCAACCTTTCTGTGGCTACTATGATCCCATGAGCATTCAAGAAGCACAAGAACTTTATCCAGACATTGATCTTGAACAGTTTAGAGTGCATGCAGAATACAACATGAACGGTGCGTATCAAGCAGGTTCAGTGTTGAACAATCTGGCCATCCACGCCAGGGATTCAGTGCCTGTTATGGGCATTCCTGTGAGTTCAGCTGCGTCAGCAGATCCAGACAGCCGGCAAGTATCAATTGTTACTGTGTGGAACAAGTACGATATTGATGGTGATGGTGAACTGGAACTGGTAGAACTAATCTATTCAGGCACCTACATCATCTCAGCAAGAGAAGTGGAATTTATCCCTGTGGCCAACATGTGCCCCAAACCCTTGCCTGGCAACTTCTACGGCATGTCAATTGCGGAATCAGTGATTCCCATGCAGGAATACAACACATCAGCTGCTCGTGCAGAAATACAACTGGGCTTGTTAACAGCCACTCCACGCATTGGTGTGAAACCTGACCGTTTAGACTTTGAGATGTTGCAGGATGGTGAATCAGCCATCTTTATCCTGGACTCAAAATTTGATCCTGCCAAAGACATCTATCAACTGCCTCCCCCTTCGGGCAACCTGCAGTTCTTGGAAGTGGCCATGAATCGCATACAGCAAGAT